TCCATCAAATGGCGATAATAGGCCGCGCCGCCCATCAGACTTTGTTCAGGATCAAATGGATTTGTGACACCTGTTTCACGTCGCGCCGCACCGCCCATCTGCATCAATCCTAATGGGCCAGTGGGGGATTTTGCCAAATAGTCAAAATCCGACTCCTTCATTGCCGCAGCAGGGACAAGGTTCTCCGGCAGGTCAAACAGATCGTTATAATATTTTGCCAGAGCAATGATCTTATCTACATCATGTGGCTTGCGAGCCTTATGCGGTTTGAGCAGTTCATGATAAGTCGGTTTTGCCATAGATCACCCGCAAACAAAAGTTTGAGCACAGTATAGCTCAACTATTTATTGCTGCGCTGCAATTTATCTGTCTAATTCGATTGACATTTAACAGAAGCGATTGACGCACGTTCTACGCCGCATAAGGGTTACTGTAAACGGTTCTCTTCTCGTCTTCGTCAGGTTCCCAATCATCCTGCTCAGGTTCTGGATCAATGGAGAGCCACTCCTGATCTCTGAAGACTGCGAGACCTTGGCTCAGGCAATCGACATATTCATCATGTGCGCTATTGGGGAAGCTACAAACCTCACGCAGGAAGTCTTCTGACCATGTGACAAATTCCCCTGGAACCTGTTTGCTCTCAGGAATGTAAACGCGCCCATTGTAAACGAGGTGAGAGACAGCATGGAGGCGCATGACCTTGTCAGGTCTTCCGGGATTGTATTTCCGTATCGGTAACCCTGCGCGTTGCAAATCCTGAATCAAAGGAATACCGGAACCTTTGTCTTCAATCAACAGCATATCAACTGGAGCTTCTTGGTCTCCGTAAACGCATTTGAATTCTTCAACTGCTTTCTTGCGGAGTTCAGGGTATTTCAGATGCTCGGTCCAGCAATCCAGGAGCATGACGCAATGAGGTTCATCCGGTGTCGGTCTGAAGACGCCAAAGGTGATACATCCGGTTGGATCATTTTCAGTTTTCTCTGTGAACGCAGTGTCGTAACTCTGAAGAACGAATTCAAAGACTGGCATCGCTTTCTTGGAAGACCATTGTTTGAACCAAGACCGCTTTAAGATACCCGATTCTTCGATGTCAATCAGTTCTGCATAGATCTCCTGACGACCTAGATTTGTTCCTTCGTATTGCGTAATCTGCCGCATGAATGGCGCGGCAAGATTGGTCTTGTTCTCATACGTTGATCCCGTTGTCATCACGATCTTATTGATCGGATGCCTTGCGAGTTTGACCAACTGCTGGATCAATGGAGTGGGTTTCGGAGTTGTCGTTACGACGCATCGCGGATTTGTTCCAAGGCGCAAACAGAACTGCAACATGTCCCAAGTCATCTGTTGCGTGTTGATGTCGTAACCTGCAATCTCGTCAACCCATGCGAAGTCAAATTGAGGACCGCGTAATCGTTCTGGTTCTTCTGCTGAGAAGAGGGATGCTTGCGCTCCATTGGGCCAAGTGACTCGACGTTTCGTTGACTCATACAACGGACGCGCCCACGGAGGGCAAACGTTGACTAGACCTGATTGACCTTCTACCGCAACGTCACGAGCGTCTGAGGCAGTCGGGCTGATGACTGCGATGCGCTTCGCCTGATTCGTTTCAACCATCTCTCGAGCGAGTTCAGCTCCGACTCGAGTCTTACCAAATCCACGTCCTGCCAATAGAACCCATGTCGCCCATTGCTTGCGGAACTCGCAAACGTCATCATTAGGATTCGGTACTTCTTTGATCCATACGTTCGGCGTAAGATGTTGGATTGGAGTCCATCCGTCTTCGTCTGGCGGTTCGTAGGCGATTACGACGTTTGTTTTCTCTTCTTCAACCCATTCACGCCGGTCAAGTGTCGATTGATCAACTTTCGAATGGTGATGACACCCTGGAAAATTTTCGATTTTTAATTTTTTGTCTGTCTTACTTTGAGCGCGGAGATAGGCGCACATGCAGTAAGAAGTCGCTTTTGACTTCTTGTGATCTGGAGCCAATTGTTTCGGGCGACCAAGGAACTCCCAGTCAAATTGGAGCTTGGCAGCGTCTTCGTCTGACATTGCGCGTACCATCTCCGCCCGCTTCTTCGCTGGCAGACTGTCAAACTTTTCTCGGGCTGAGAGGTACTCGACGCTCGGTTTGTCGGTCGACTTGAGAACGTCGGTCATTTTAACCTTGTTATTGATTTGATGATGTCAGGGTTATAAATGGCAAATTCGTCACCGAAATCATCGTTCAGATGCTGTTTCAGACCATCGATTTTAGAATCTACGAGCGCATTTCTAGTCAACTCTTTGTCGTAGTATCTTCCACTTAAAAATGAGTTTGGGATACCGTTGGAACTACCTCTTAGACCCATTTCATCAAATCGCTTTGTTGCAGCATCATACGCTGCTCGATGCAACGGTGACATCTTTTTGGATGTCTGTAAAATGTTCGTATCGTCTACTAACAGTTCCAAAAGAGCGGGGTCTTTTCCGCCATATTTCATATACACCTCAGCCAATTGAGGATTGTTTCCAGCATACAATCCTGGACCCAACGGCATTAGGAACCCTTCACCGCTGCCAATCTTCTTAGGATCCCATTTCTTGAAGGCTTTACCACCGTGATAAAGTTTTATCAGAGCAGCTTCGGCCTCTGGAGAATACGTCATCGCTTGCAAAGGGAGCGGTGCAACAGTTTCGTAAGCAGTTCCTGCAAGATCCTTCCATTTCCCTTGTAACGCTTTGTCAATCAACGGCATCACATCGTCGCGAGCTTTGTTTCCAAATTTATTTGCTAACGCTGAAAGAATACCTTGCATGATCGTATCACCTGCCGAAGTTTGCTGCGAGTAGTATAGCTCAATTTTGTTGGCGCGTTATTTCGAGTCTTCTTCGTAATCAATGTCGGTGATCTCAGCTTCAATAGAGGCCAAGAAGTTCGCCTTGACTTCCTGAAATTGGATAGGTCCTCCGTTGGCTCCGGTCATCTGAACTTCCTTCGTCTCCTTCCATCCAGCTCGAGTCTTGAGCCAGAATTTGACCATATCCGTATCTCCTCCGAGGGCGCTTTGGAGGGCGACTTTGGCTACCGCTTGATTGATACGTTGGGCAGATGTCTCAATCTCGTACTTGTAATACTTCTCAAGGAGCTTGGGTTCAATTCTCAAGGTCGCGGCAATGTCTTGGACACTGAGGCCCAATGCGGTCATTTGTTCTACCTGCTTCGCTTGCTCAAATCCTGGATCAAATCCAGGACTACCCTTGATATTTGCCTGATTGATTAGCGCGTCGCTTATGTTCTTAGACCATTCGGGTAGGAGATACTGAGCAACCAATGGATCACGTCCAAGTCCGACAGGGCCGTTCTCGCCACCCACGACATCGGTCAATAGTTCGCCTTCGGCGTTGTAACGCTTAGGAACAAACGGTTTGACTACCTCAGGTACAAAGTCTTCACCCAATTCGAATGGCGGGGTGTGGTCGTCGTCTTGCTGTTTGCGCTTTCTAGGTCGGGCCATATTATCTATCCTTTTACGAAGGTCTGTTTGCGATCTTCCTTAGCTCAATTGTACCACAATTTTTGAAATTTTAAAATTTTTGTCGTCTCATGTTTGACCTGTACTTTTACAAAGGTATGTGGTAAACTTATTCTTTTAGGAGAGTGAAATGAATGAGCCGACTGTTGAAAGATTAAATGAACTTTTCTATTACAAAGATGGCAATTTGGTTTGGAAGGATGTCAATACGAAAATGAAAGGTAAGAAGGCAGGTTGTGTGAAGGCAAAAGGTTACGTCTATGTCGGAGTTGATAATAAGCAGTTCAGAGTTCATCGTTTGATTTATCTAATGCACCACGGTCATGTTCCAGAGATCGTTGATCATATTGATGAGAATCGTTTAAACAATCGAATAGAGAATCTTCAAGAAGTTTCGAATTCTGAAAATTTAAGGAAAGCGAACCGATCGGGTATCGTCGGTTTAACTAGACATCACGGTATTTGGCGATTGGTTGTTGAGGAAGATGGAAAGACTGTGAGTCTTGGTAATTTTTCAAATAAGCAGTCGGCTATATTTGAGGCGATTGCATATTACGGATCTAAATTTAAAGAAGTGGCGAGTTCTGAAATTTTTGAAATTTTTGGAAAATTTTGTCATGAACATTGCTGACTATATGTTGGCGGCAGGGTAGGAGTAAAGGAGCCTACAGTGGGGACCCAATCGCCGCTCAGATCAGGTGGTATAGCCCTCCGCCGATCGCCTGACTGCTGGCACGGTCCTTGCTTCGTCGTCCGTCCTAGTACAATCGTACTAGACGCATGTCGTTGGCACGCCGCGTGCTAATAGCATAGGCCATGCCACCTAGCATGGTGCACTGTACAAGGGGCGTTACCGTTTGGTAACTAGGGCTAGGACGAGCTACGACGTACCATACGCGCACGCAATTGGCTGGCCTATACCTTACTATACCCTTGCTTGTTTGCGTGCATCGAGAGTGGGTCGAGACGCGTGCGGGCTGGCGGGCTGGCGGGCTGGCGGGCTGGCGGGCTGGCGGGCTGGCGGGCTGGCGTTATGCAACTGAGTTGCATTGAGTAACGATAGTCATTATCATTATCAAGAGATCCACGGATCGGGCGACTTAATGATAATGAGTATGATTGTCATTATCATACTCCGGGCAATAAAAAGCCGGCTTGCGCCGGCTTGGTTTTGGTGGTAGGGCTTACGCTTTATTAATCCAGCCGCGTTTAAGCCATGCGTGTATGTTGTGGGGCGCAAGCCCAATTTCCCGTGCGGCTTGTGCCGTAAGCGTACCGTTTACACTGGCGGCAATTGCCAAGGTAGCCAACTCCCGGTCCGCCTTACCAACTACACCACACGGACCTTTTGCCAGTTTACCCAGTGTAAAGCCAGCGGACCATTCCTCCGGCAGCGGCTTGCCAACTTGCCGCGCATGGGTTTTCCAAAAGCTGCTTTGGTTGTTACAACCCAGCAGCGGCTCCAGCTGCTCGCTTGCCAACGCCGTAACCAAGGAATCCGGAGCAACTTGCGGCAACGGGGTATGCACAGCAACGGGTTGCACAGCGGCGGCGGCAAGTTGCGCCATAGCATTAGCGGGAGCAGGCTTGGTGGCAGGCTTGGTGGCAGGCTTGGTGGCAGGCTTGGTGGCAGTAGCGTTTTTCATGATTAACTCCTAGGTTATACCGTAACGTTACGGTGGAGCCATTGTGCCTATACCGGTTTCGTTGTGCAATGGTATCTTTGTACTAGTTGAGCAAATAGTTTGGAGTAGTACAAATTAACTATTGCTCCGACCAATAAACTATGTTACTCGCGCACACGCGCCATATGTTATATGTGGAGCTCGAATGATAATGACTATCATTATTAGATCAGGCGATCTCGGGATCAGCAGAAGTCAAATTGTCGCTAGATCAAACGATCTGTATAATCGATGATCTGTATAATCGTCCGATCCTCTCTTATATCGTCTCGATCAACAGATCTCATGATCTAAAGAATTCTATTTCAAAATGCTGAGTGACAATGACGATAGATCAAATGTCTGATATTCTTGTATAATCGGAATTTCAAAAGATCAATGGAAGTTGGGCTGACTAAATTGAGTCGATTTGAGGTCAACGGTCGTATAATCAATTGAGTCGATTTGAGGTCAACGGTCGTATAATCTCTGGAGGTCGAACAGTTGGCTGCTCTAAACTCGTCCGATCCTCTTCCATATCGTCTCCTCACATCAATTTTCAACCCTAATAATATTCTATTTCAAAATGCTGAGTGACAACGAACATTTATTCAACAAACAAACAAATTCCACTGAAATCACTAAACTTCGATTCAACTTCATTTAGTCCTTCATTCTCATTATGACTCAAAAATTAAGCAGTATTACGTTTTTTGCATACTGCTTACAAATGCAACTTAGTTGCATAAATCGATACCCATCCAACTTTAAAAGACACAACCATTCAAACCCAATAAAAACAATCACCTACAAAGTTAAAAATTAAACATTTAGCTATTAGGCTCGTAATATATGCCAGCTTTTTACAAAGCACATATTGGCTGGCGTAATAAACATTGCTAACACCCACCAATCGAAGCAATATCACTAACCTTAAATACCCTATATGCCACATCGGCACTAAACTGGAGCGCTGCCGAGCAATTAACAATGGCTTGCAACTAACCTTTAACTAGCGTACAATGCAACCAGTCACTTGACTAACGACCGACAACATAGGAAACAGACATGACCTACGATTCACACGCCGAGTTTGGTATGTATAAGCGCATTAAGATCCATTTCACATTAGATGAGAACCGTGAACTGATCCCTCTATTGACCCGCAAAGATTTGAAATATTCTCAATCGAGTATATTGAAACACAAGCTAAAGTATTATGAAAAAGGTGCAGACTTTATGCGTACACCTGAATTCAAACGAGCAGGTACGCACACTCACCAATTTGAAACCATCAACAATTTCGTCTTCCTATTTGGTATAAGTAGAGAAGTTGAGCCAGATGGCCGACGATTCATTCGCATTGGCCGGCGCACTGTGATCCCATTCGGCGCTCTTTTTCAATCAATTGAGCACCAAGGGGTGTTCTACAAAGAATTCCCCGTCGCTGCCAATTTGAAAGAGATCGACGTAAGCACTATTGAAATCGATTTGAACACTGGGAACGTGACAGTCGCAGCGCATGTGCCGCGCAATTTTGCACTGATTGAATCTCCTATTGATTATGTTGGTCATTTAACCAACCAGATCGCGCCGATTATTGAAGCCCTTAAAGACCTGCGTTCCAAGGTAGACATTGACCTCTATTCTTCCACCCTTGGTCAATCTGAAATACTCCGTACCATGCTCATGATGTTCTCCAATCTCCGCATCATTCGCGGTATAAACACCGACAACACACGCAAGGTACGCGAACGGTTGATTGAGTCTCTCATTGAGAATGACGAGTTCGATTACGACAGCGAGAAGAAAAAGATAATTCTCAAGCCCGGAGAAGCGTCAGGTAACAACGATTACATCCCATCTCACAATCTATACGAAGTCGATGGCGCTTATTGGAAAGACAAGATTGCATTCGAATCCGCTCTAGATTGTAAAGATATGTATCGCGATGTCCCATACGAAGACTTCATACAGAATCAGAAAGATGCCAATCGCGCAGAGTATTTGACTCAACATTGCACCTTCAACGAACGTTTGAAATCAATGACCCGCGCAGAAATTGAGCAGAAGACCAACCCTCACATCGGTTGTTGGCTCATCATGACCGAAGATGAGCAGAACGTCTACTTCGATTACGAGAAAGAAGACAATTACCACGGGATGCGGCGGATTGAGTTGCAGGCTCTGGACCGCTGGACCGCCTTTAACTCTAAGCAAAACGGTGGTACAATTACTCCAGGTGCTTGACATCACCTAAGAAAGAGCGGTGAACTCATCCGACATCAGGAGTTTATTTCCAAGTTTCAATGCCGGGCGTGAATGGTAATACAAGAGGTTTCGACCGAACACCATTTGCACGACTCTTTCCGTGTGTCAAACGCCCGGCACCCATTTGAACCCTTGACAGGAGAAAGTACCATGAACGAAATCACCCAAGAGAAAGTAAACGAACTGTTCGAATACCGCGATGGTCTGTTGTTTTGGAAAGTCAGAAAGAAATACGGACCTATCCAAGTAGGAGATAGAGCTGGAAGCATGTACAATTATCGCCAAGTTCAAATCGGAGATAAAATGTTCAAAGCTCATAGGATAATATATCTTATGTTCCACGGAACATTACCAGAGATCGTTGATCATATTGATAATGATCCAAACAATAATAGGATTGAAAATCTACGAGCTTGTACTAGGGCAGAGAACAATAGAAATACCACTATTCGTAAAGACAACACTTCTGGTGTCAAAGGAGTTCATTGGTGTAAGCGCGATAAGAAGTGGATTGTTCGAGTTGGGACATACCTTGGTTATTTTGACGAACTTTCTAAAGCGACCGAAGCTGCCAGACATTATCGCAAAGTCCATCACAAAGAGTTTGCTAGAGAATCTTGACAGATGGGAAGCGTTTAACGGCAAGGCCGCGAACGTCTGACAAGAAAATGCCCGCTAGAACAACAGCGGGCATTAAACAACTGCTTAAATTTTAAGCAACTTACGGAACATCTTGATATTGATCTGACAGGCTGGCAATGATCCCAGCATACTTTGCCAACGTGGCGGGGCGGATGTTAAACGCCTGTTTTTGCGACACAGGGATTTGCCACCACTTACCTTTGACCTGTTCGTAAAAGGTTTTCCAATAGTTAGAAGGATCTTGCAACGAACAGATGTCACTATACGAAGCATAAGCCATACGATGCGACGTATGCCGACGGAAGAACACAACAGCAGCGACAGTGATATCCATCCAAGGATTGTTTGCCAAGAACTCATCACGATGCTTGTTACGCAAGAACTTAGCGACGCAGGATTTAACGGTATTGGAAGGCATTTGAATCTCCTTAATTGAAATAAAAGTTACCACGTGAATCTTTCCAGAAATCAAGCTCAAAATGCAGAGCGGCTTCAACGTAATCAGCATGAGTCGGCCGTTTCGCATCGGTAAACTCGGCATAATACTGCTGCCATTGTTGCGTAAGAAAGTTGTGAGTCTTGCGCGTTGTTGTTACCATAGGGTTGCAAAGATAGGTTATAGAACCGTCCTCACTGAAAGGATAACCTTCCGTAGGAACAGCGACCTCTTCCATTTGCTCAACCAGACCTGCGGGTAAACTATGAAACATGACCAACTCCTTAATGAATTACCGCATACGTTAGCGGCAAGCAAATATTACCTGCATTTAAGTTCAATTGCAGGTAATTAAACAAAGGTAAATGACATGACACCCGAACAGAAACTCCACGCCAAACTCAAGAACCAACTATCTAAACTCTTACCCAAAGGGAGATGGATGCTTCAGCGGATCGAAACATCAACAGGATCAGGTGTACCCGACAATTACTTCAGCTTCAACGGATTCACCTGCTGGCTAGAGACGAAGACTCAAGACTACGTTGTTTCTTTTGAGCAGTTGAACTGGTCTCATGCTCACAATCTTACCAATGGTAAGGCATGGGTCGTTACAGAATATAACAAGGATATACGATTTCTTGACTACGATGATCGCATGACTGATTGTTCTAGTCTCGGTGTGTATATCCGCAGACACTCACCATTCATGTTGAACTTGATTCAGTGGCTTGCCGTAAATTGCGCCGTATAAGCGCCAATTTACCATGCAAAACATGCCGCAGGGACAAGCAACAAGCCACCAAACGCAGCACCGAGCAGCGTTACCTAACATACCCTATACACCACATTGCTCTGGTGCGTTAAAACGGTCGGTGAACTGCGCCAACAACGCCAATCAAACGATCACCTGACTAATCGCAGCAAATAAAAATCCGCCTTGCGGCGGACAGGTTTAAGAGTGAAACGAATAACTCTGACAAGTTCCATCCCAGATAGCACCGATTGTATATCCGCAGTCTCCGTTCTCTTTGAAGTAATGTGCCATCAGGTTAGGAGACTTGTTATCACGATAGATTGAAACTTTCGGATAGTTCGTGTTCCATGTTGAAAGATAACCAATCGCATTGAACAGTTTATCCATTGGCACATCAATCGGAAAGTCGAGTTCTAATTCAACTGTTCTCATTTCTTTGGCTCCACATAAGTCAACCCGTCCTTCTCAACAACGGTGAATTCTTGTTCCCGTTCATATTGTTCAGCAAGATCATCCATCTCCCTTGAATAAGCAAGACCGTTCCAAACAACGAACGCAAGCAAGACAAGGAACGGAGTCAAGAACAGCAAGAGCTCCCAATCGAAGAACATAAGAACTGCTGTCGCATAAACAACAGCGCACACAATAAGAATAAAGGTTTTCATTTCAATACTCCACATTAGCAAAAGCGACAATACACTGACCGGCAGGATGTAACACAATTTGATCACCGTAGTCATCCTTACGACACCGAATACCGACCAATCCTGCGAACTTCTTCAACGCGATAACAATCTGCCGTTGCGTCGGCTGTTTCTTGAACTCCACGCTGCCGCGATTGACCCACGCATAGTTCGCTTCACCACCGAACGTATCGGTAACTTCGAAGTTGACTTTGATCATTTTATTCTCCGTATCCACATTGTTCAAGCATTTTGACCTGACGTTGGTTCTTTTCCGTCAACCGCTTAACTTCAAAGTTACGAAACGCCAAGGTTGCTTCAAGGTGACCAATTACGTTCAGCGCATCTTCAACGATCTTATAAACCTCATCTGAACAAGGTGCTTTGCAGATTCTCAATTGAAGTTCTTCTACAGCGCTCATTTCGTTTCTCCTATAAGCCGCAACATTGCGGCAAGCAAATTATGCAATGCCGCAACGTCGGTAACAAGCGCAGGTTAAAGCCCGTGAAAACCATTGACATAAGCACTTCTAGCCCACGCGGGCCAAGAACTTTGCTTACGATTCAACATGCGCTTATTGACGGAAGCATCCCTTTGACCCATCGAATAGAACCACTTTTTACCTGAAAGGTTAGACATTTCATTTCTCCTTAAAACAAAATATCAACCAAGTAATCAGGTTCAAGTCCGAACTCTAACATAAAGTCTTCCTCAACATCGTAACAACCGTTGATCAAGATCTCTTCCTTGAACCCGTTGATTTGTTCCATGACCTCTTCACGAGACATACCGTCACGCGCCATTAAGATTGCTACCATTTCAAACTGATCACCATGTTTCATGTTTTCTGACCTTTGTAATAGTTTGCCGATTCACGTTGAACTTCTTAGCCAACGCATTCACACAACCATAGTAATTTTCAGTAGCTCGTATTTCATCAACCGCCTCTTGTGTCAACTTTGATGCGCCACACCGTTCACCCCTCGCCACTCTTTCTGGATGAGTTTTAGAACCGTGTTTATTACCTTTTGCCAACTTTTCAGGGTCGAGTTTTGTCCAATGCTTATCTCCTCTAGATAAACTTTCAGGGTGAGTTCTTGCACCATTTCTATCACCGCTCGCCATACATTCAGGATTTATTCTAGAATGATGTTCGTCACCTTTCTTAAATCTTTCGTTACGAATGGCATCTGCAATGTTATCTTCTCTGGTTCCATAAGCAAGATTGGAAACATTATTGTTCTCAGGATCATCATCTAGATGTCTAACCATTTGCCCATCTGGACAAGGTCCAATAAACAGCAATGCGACAACACGATGGATTCTGAATCTCTTTCTCATAAAACCATTTGATAAACTTACCGCAGGGTATCTTCCCCAGAAATGTACGTTCACATACTTGTCGCCTTTCTTAACAAGACCTGTGTCTGAAAATTGATAACTGGGAAACTCTTCCAAAGACCTCCATTCCATGATACTCTCCATTAAGTATGGTACATTGTAAATTGTACCACAAGTGTTAGAGAATCGCAACCATTTCGTAATCGCTCATTTCATTCTCCTTAGATAAGATAGCAACGCGGAAGATCACAAGGAAGTGCGACAAACCAGTAGAATTGATGCTGTTCAAAGTGTTTCATTTCTAGCCCCTATAAGATAAACCGTTACATAACGGCAATTGCATGGTAGCCAAGGTTTAATTCTTTAGCAAGCCACTATTTAACCCATATACGACCGCCTACAGCGCATCAGAGTTACCTTGCATATAGTACGGCATACCTTGCTGTGCTCTAACGCCTTAAAACGCGTCGTATAACGCCCAAGAAAAAGCCCGCCGAATCCGAAGACTGGGCGGGCAAAGCAGCGTTTAGTGAGAACGCTACAAGGGAGTTCAATTAAGCAGGGCGTGTGATAGCGCCGCGTTTGAAGGCATAGACTACGCATTCGCGAGCGGTACAGAACTTCTCTTTACCGTCACGCTCGCCGATGAACTTATAACCTTTGGTCGCTTCAAAGAACTTACCGACGTTCTTCAAATCAAACAGCAGGCGATAGGTTTCACCGCGATCATCTTCAGTAGTTGCGGCAACGAAGTCAGGGCGCAGCACTTCGAAGTTCATTTCAGGAGTCAGTTCGAAACGCTCACGAGCAGCACGTTCACCCGGCTCACCTTCGACCTTTTCTTTCTTGGCTTTCACCGGGGCGTTCTCAGCTTTCATGGTCTTGAACATATCGCCAACACCCAATTTCTCAGCGGTCTTGTGATGCGTAACCAGAGTTTCACCTTCGCGCAGGTCATACTCATCACCTGCCATCACCCAACCGATAACCTCAACAGCACCTTCGTCAGTCGTACCAACCAACATACCGGCTTTCTCAGCAACCATCATTTCATCAGACATTTGATTCTCCTATTGCCATTCCGGCAAAATGTTTAAAAGATAAGGGGTG